CCTCGTCTGGGTCTTGTCGGTTACGCTCCAATGCGATAACAGTATTAGGTACAGAAGCAAGAGAGCCTGAGCCTCTAAGATCCTGCATGGTAATACGTTCGCCTTCTTCAAATGCTTTGCCATTCTTGACAAGCTGAGATACGATGTGAATGTGTACACCAGTGCGTGATACAAGTGATCGCAACTCTTTCATAAGACTGTCAATCAACAGTCGTTCGTTATCATTCATAGATCCAAGCATACCAGTAGCGGCAGCAGTAATGTGATCAAGAACAATAACCTCAATGCCAAGAGACACAGCCATAAACTCTAGGCGTTGCACAAGGTTTTCTACACCGTTGTTACCAAGGTGATCATAGATATAGAACCCAGTCTTGCCCAGCTTAGCCAAAGCATCATGGTACTCTGCGTCATTGAAAGTATCAATCTCATTGGTAGCCAATACATCTTGACCTTCTGATTCCATAAGCTTGTGCATCAATCGTTCAGCACGAATAGATCGAACAGGCTTGTTGATAATCAAAGAGATAATATCTTCAATAGTTTCTTTGGGTGATTCTTCTAGCATGATAGCACCGCACTTGCGTCCTCGCTTGAGATGATCCCAAATGATTTCACGAATGATAGTAGACTTACCTGAGCCAGTACCCGATGTCCAGAGAGTAATCTCTCCTGATCGTTGACCAATCAAGAACTTGTTCATGTTGCCCCAAGGGTAAGAGAACACACTCTGTTCGGTATCTTCATTAAGATTAATATTAGAGATGTGCAAGATCTCATCCGGGCTGTAATGCTGTGCGTTCCACATAGCAGTCATAACTTCTTTACTCTTACCTGCAAGCAAGCAATCGTTTGGATCGTTGAATGGCAGGTTAGCAATCTTGCATTTACCCGGAGGCAATGTCTCAGCTACCTTCTTAGCCGCATCTCTTCCCGGCTCATCTTCATCAAACATAAGGATAACTTCATCATACGAGTTAACAAACTCCAAGTTATCTTTGATAGATTTCAAAGCACCTTGTGCTCCCGTTGGTAATGAGACTACAGGCCAGCCGCCATTGATTTGGCAGACAGTCAATGCATCGACTTCTCCCTCGGTAATGACAAGTTTCTTGCCACCCTTAGAAGGCCACAGCCATTGTCCATACAACGGAAGGTTATTTGCTTTACCTATCCATTTGAATTGCTTATCAGGACCACGCAACTTCTGAGCAATCAGCTCTCCATCTCTGTAGTAGTTAGCAATCTCTACATCTTTACCGTTCATGTTTGCAGATTGATAGTCAAACTTCTTAGTCACATCTTCTTTGATTCCACGATGCGAAAGAACTTGACAAGCACCTTTGTAGGGCTTCCAATCTTCATCATAAACAGGTTCTGGTTTCATATCATTCATGGGTTTATCTCCTTCCCAATATCCACATGCGAAACAATACTTGTGACCATCATCATAGACAGCAAGATTGTCTCCCGTTTGATCACGACCCTGCCCCCTACATTGAGGACAGGGTTCGTGATGAGTACAAACACTCATACTTATTCCTTTCTATTTCTCCTACCGAAGCCAGCGAGCCCAAGCATAGCCAGAGCACCGGGGGCAGGAATAACATTACCTTCGAACTGAGTCCCAATCGTAGTAAAAAAATCATACGATCCTTCTTCAGCATTGAAGAGAACCGCCTGTTGAGACTCATAGCCATACACATCGTCAGTAACGTAGCTGTAGCTAACAGTTTCACCGGGGTTCACTTCAACATTCCAAGTAATTGTATCATCAATTACAAGATCAAAGATAGCAATGTCAGACGTTGCGTCGTTCGAGAACGTATACACAAACAATTCTGTAGAAGCTTCTTCATCCAAGAAGTAGGAAGCTACAAAGCTACCCGTCCATTGGAAGTCTTCTGACACATCACCAACATCAACTTGATCTACAAAGTCTGGTCCACTCAGACCAGCTAACAATAATTCTAATAACATATGTTATCTCCTAAAATAAATGTGCCACCCTACCGACTGGGTGACACATAACGCTCTTGGCAAGACTCGAACTTGCAACCTACTGCTTAGAAGGCAGTTGCTCTATCCAATTGAGCTACAAAAGCAAATAGCTCCACCGGGATTCGAACCCGGACTGGATGGATTTTAAGTCCACTGCCTCTGCCGTTGGGCTATGGAGCCTGCGGTTAGCTGTCCCGCTTGTGCTCTGCCCATGCGACAAAGGTTTGTTCAACACATGCAATCGTTGGCATGGCGAACTGTTTATTAATCCAATTGTCATGATGATCTTTGCCATCAATCTTTACAAGATAACCATTGGCAATCTTGTTAACAAAGAAATCATTATCGACAGTTGCAAACTCGCTCAAATACACAGCAGCTTGATTCACGCAGTCTTCAGCACTGCATTTATTTTCTTTACAATCACTCATTGGGTTTCTCCTTGTTAATTCCCAAAACAAAATATCCATTTGCATCTTCAGCCCATTGTTTAGTAGCGTATAGTTTAATTACTTGTGAGTCATCCTCCCATAGTCTACCATTCATGACATCAAAGATAGCCTTTACAAAATTATCAATGTCCGCCCTTGGTGCATCCAACTTAGTAGTCTTAGGTCTGCCAATAAACAGTTCAAGATCTACAGTCAATGGACCAGACAGCGGCTCCCATTCTCCCAATACATCGTCTACAATCTCCGCTGCTTCGCGTCGAAAGTTCTTGTAGGGTCCGGCGAAGTAGGCCCCGTGCTTTGACACACGGGGTCTACTAGCCGCAACAGGACTAATGGGAAAGGACCACTCCATTAGAACGGGGTGTCTTGAGTCTCAACCTCAGGAGCGGTAGCCTCAGAGCCATCGTATCCTTCGGTCTTAGCAAAGCCGCTGCTCTGCTGTTGTTCACCCTTCTCAATGATCTGGACACCATTCAAGAAGAATGATACAGAGCCATCTCGTTTGAGAAGCATAGGCTTAAGACGAAGCCGCACCTTGTCGCCACCGAAAGGCACAGCCTCGGTTGCTTGGGTGTTTGCATCTACACAGGGGTAGCAATCCTTCTTCTCTCCGCCATTCTCTGGTGGGTTGGTAAAGATCGTAGACTTAACTTTGATTGAGTTAACGCCTTCTTGTTCATACATACCATTGATCTTCTTACCACCAAGAGCTGATTGGATTTCATCGAGCTGCTTCTGCAGCTGATCGTCAACGACAACAGTAATGTTGTGGTTGCCGGGAGCACCAAACTTGTCATCGGGACGATGCAGATGTGACCATTTCACATCTAACGTGTGTGTGTTAAAAACTTTTGTAGGATCATTCATATAATTACCTCAGTTCTTTCTGCCTGCCTTACGCAGACCATACTTGTTCTTGTGTTGCCGACGGGTTCTTCCCGCCTTCTTCATACGGGCAACAGTACTATCATCAATTTGATTCTTTGCCATCTAATTTCTCCATGGCTTCATTGAACTCTTGTTCAGATATTTTACCAAAAGCGAGCTTCCAACGCAAGTCTTCTTCAGCAGAAGATACAATTTTATTTCGTGGAGCTGAACCTTTGCCGTTAATATCATTCATATTGGTAGGTTGCCACTTACCTTTGTTGCGACCACCAAATTTTACATCACGATCTTTGTAGCTGCGGCTATTATTTTTAAACCACTTCTCTCTAAGATTGTCACGCAATGCCATTGTATGGTTCCCAGTATGCATATTCACCATCTAATACAATGCCACAACCCAAGATAGGTTTAGCATTGTATCGTCTAGCATAGAACATAGCAAGCTGATCATGGTCTACACCGCAACCAACATTCATACCAAAGACTTTACCACCTTCGTTACGATAGTAGTTAACACCTGATAACGAATGAGTATGGCCCTGTACATAGGAGTTAAAGTTATCCATAGCATTATTTAACGCTGCGTATTTGCCACCCCGACCGCAATCACCATGGCGATATATAACACCATCCAGATTATAACTATCAAATCTTGGCCTCCATTCCCACCCCGGAGTTTGCCATAAGTAGTTATAGTCTACTAAGCATTCTTCAGGTAGGCCAACAGTAGTCATCTGTCTCCGGGGTAGATCGTCATGATTGCCAGTCATAACAGTAGCCTTAGGGAATAACTTGTACAACATCTGCACTTGATCCAGAGCTTTCTGGTATTCCAAGGCTGGGTTATCAAACCCCGGCATCTTCTCGTGGTAAGAAATACTAGCCCAGTCAACGACATCACCGATATGAACTACGGTATCAGTCTCCCATTGATGAGCCATTTCTTCTAGGAAGTTTGGATACCCAAGGTCCATAGCTGGACAGTGGGTATCACCTATTACGAGTACTCTTGCCATTTCTAAATCTCCGTTTGTAGTCATCCTTCCATTGATCAACATGGGAAGGTAGATCTACCATTCTTTCTGAGCCCTCAATATACTCAGCTGAAATGAACTGACCTTTTTCGTCAGCAATGTGCTTGTACTTACAAGCTTCAGCTTTACGCGGTGCATACAGGTCAACAAGACCGTCAATATGCAACTGCTGCAGAGCATTGAGCTCAGCGTAATTATACTCTTTCACTTCGAGAACGTCAAACCATTCTCCTTTGTGAAAGAACTTAGTGGCAGGCTTATTCTTCGCCTGTTCCAGTGCCTTCTTCTTCATTATCATCCTCCTCTACAGGGAACATTACGTTCAACTGCATGTTAGTATCTTTCTTTACACCAGCCTCAACAAAGGCTACGAACATATTTTCCATAAACATTTTAGCAAACAATTCTGATGGTAGTTCTAGTGTTAGATTACTACCTTCAATCTTTGCTAGCTTAGTTGCTTCTTCAATTCCTTTTTCCATATCACCCTCCGAATTGATTACTAGATGTGTCATTGTTAGTCCTTTCTAAATAATAAACATTTTGTATCATACCTATTGGTATTTTTGTGACCCCACCAATTTGGTCGTGACCCACATTATCGGTAATAGAATAGTGAGTATCGGTAATAGCACAAAGAAAGCCAATAGATTTAATAACAGGAAGATCACCAAATATATAATCATCAGCATCATTCCTATCA